ATACTTATAACTATGAAGACAACCGAAGATAAATTATTTGATTTATATCAAGACTTAAAGGATAACTCCTATAATTCTGAGTATCACAATTACCATTTCAAAGAAACGAATCAGATTATCCGAAAGCATTTTGAACTGATTGCGCCACCTCAGGGTATAAAAAACAAAATATTCAGCGCGATTAAATGGGTAGTAAAAATCATACTTCGCATTGTTGGTTATCCCTTCGCAATGGTACTGATGTTATTGAAATTATCGCAACTCTGGTTAATGTATGGAGGCAATACGATGATTGGTGATTACAGAAAAACTCATGATGCTGAAAATAGATTGTAAACCACTTTCTTTCCTCCTGCAAAGCAAGTAAGAGAGATACACTAGAAATTTAAGAAAATGAAAATGATTTTTAACGAATACGAACGTAATATGATACGTGAATATAATGGGAAATGGGGTTGGAAAATGCCTGATAACGTACCGTTTATAATAATAGAGTATAATATGCTATGTATCTGGAAAGAGATAAAGCGTATCGTAGTTCATGCTTTAAAGTCAACTGATAAATTTCTAAAGTGTTTGGGATGAGAGTATACAAACCCAAAAAGTGCAAGGTAGGCGGTGAGAAATTCGTTCCTATTAGGTTTGGGCAACCCACCTGCTTTGGTCATGCCGGGGAGTACTTGAGAATGAAGAACCATGAAAAGATGTTGAAAATACAGAAGGCCCAACGTGAGGTGATGAAAGCTAACATTGAAACACTCTCTGATTACCAGAAGTTATTACAACCAGAGGTTAACCACATAGCTAGGTTGATTGACTACGGGCAACCCTGCATATCCTGTAACAAAACCACCGGAAAGCCCCAAGGAGGCCACTACCACAGCCAGGGAGGCAATGCAATGATAAGATTCAATCTTCATAATATCTTCCTCCAGAATTATAGATGCAATGTCAAAAAGAGCGCGAATATAACCGGGTTCAATAAAGGATTGATTGAGGTTTACGGCAAAGAATATCATGAATATGTAGAATTTACTTTGGTCAGGCAGTATAAATCAGTTAAGCCCTCAATTCCAGAGCTTCAGGAGGCAATCAAAACGGCTAGGGAAATAGTCAGGGAAATGATAGCGCATCCATGTATTAGAAGGCCAAGCCGAAGGATAGAATTAAGGACAGAATTGAACAAAGAAATTGGGATATATCCAGAATAATTTGTAGATTTAGCATTGGAATCCGTTATGAACAATACAGACCATCATCTTTTACGTTGCCTTCAACCCTCACAGGTTAGCGGATTCCCTTCGTATTGGGTGGTGGTTTTTTATATACTACTATGGATTGGAGAGACGCAATAAATCAAAGCAAAAAGGGTACAGCTAGCCGAGTATTAAAAGAAGGAGATAAAACCCTAACTACCATAAGATATCGTGATGGAAGTGGTTATAGGTTAGTTGCTGTTAATGGAGGGGTTGTTTTTAATTTATGTGGCGAAGTTCCACAGCATAAAATGGATGGGTTTACAGATTGGAAACCGAGTTAATCAAGGACATGGAACGTAAAAACACCTGAAATGAAGACACTAAACAAAACCCCGAAATTCAACTTCGTAGTTACACATAATTTTAACGATAAGGACATAAAAGAACTCGAAGAGTATGCTAAGATCGGCAATATTCAGGCAAAGCTCGACTTGATAATGCACAATCAGCTAATCATAAATCATAAGTTAAACAAGATTCTGAAATGAGCAAACTACCCACATTAAGCAAGTACATTTTAGACTTAAATAAACTATGGAGTGACGGTAAGATTGATAATTATCAATTTGTATGCAGATCATCAAATTTTACAAAGTTTGTGGTGCAACCTCCCATATTAGCCGACTTCATAGCCACAGACAAGTCCGGTAAGCCACTGGAGAAGCCGCCATATTGGGATAGCTATTGTCATGGAGAATACCCAAGCCCTGAAATACAGGAATTACACAGGGAATACCAAGAAGCCCAGAGCCGTGTTAAGTGGGTGGGATGGAGTTTAGGAGAAAACGGCTACTTGGTAAATGAATTTGGTAACTCTCTTGGGTTAATGGAGAATAAGGATTGTTTTAAGAAACCGATAATACCGCGATTTATTTTCGATACTAATTGTGAATCCTACGAGCAAATCATCACCGCAGGCATCCCTCTTGAACCTAACGAGCAATTCGGAAAAGAACTAAACATAAACCAATAATTCAAAAATCATGAAAGAAGAAATAGAATTACTTAAACAGGCTTCAGGCGAGATTAAGCAACTCAGAAAGGAAAACGAATTAATGGGCGCAAGGCTCGATATGTTCGATAAAATGATGACACTATTTCATACAGAACCTAATAGAAGGGGTAAGGGTATGTCTCCCGATTTGGTTTTTGAGATAGATAAATTCATTGCTGATAATCCCACTAAATCATCCTAAACCCAGACCAGCTATGAGCAGAGAAAGAGAAATAAAAATCAGATACGTTTGGAAAAGAATTTCAGATGGTCACATTTGGATGGAAATAGCACCCATTGGATGTATAGAAGGAAACGGAGATACACCATTCATCTTATTGGATAACAGTTTATGGAAATTACTATCACGTGATGAATTTTCAGGGATGCAAGATAAGAGTAAGTCCGATATATATGAAAATGATATAGTGAAGTATGGAAGAAGAAATCTTCTTTGCGTATGGAATGGGCACGGCTTCCAGTTCAAGGGTGAGAATCAAGAAAGGGGCACTATCATGGGTGGCAATTCTAAGTATTCACACATCAATATCGTAACTCCATCCTGTAATTTGGTCGGCAACAATCACGAAAACCCTGAACTATTATCCTAACACCACTAACGTAAGAGACATGAAAGAAGAAATCAAATCAGTAAGCGAAGCATTTTCCATGCAACCACGGAACTTTAACGTAGGTACTAATATGGGTAGTTTTGATCATCCCAAAATCCTAGACTGTATTAAGCTTGAAATTGATCCGAATCATGAAGATGTTTATGTCGGCTATACTGAGAACGGAGAAAAGCTATTTAAGTTCATTGTTAAGGCTACGAACGTCTATTATGTTTAACCCCCTCTCTTGATAGAGGATAACACAAAATGAAATGAAAAAAGACACAATAACACTACACTGTAATTTCTGTAATACAGATAATGAAATCAATGAAGATTACGTTGACGCTTTGGTATACGAGGGAAAGATTCATCTTGAATTTGGATGCTCAAATTGTCCGCGAGTGTTTGCTGATTGCCATGTCTCTGCGGATACCATTGTATTGAAAGACGCTAGGGACGCCAACTAACACTTTAATGCTATAAAGATGAAAGAGAAGACCAACCAAAACAGAGATTTATGATACTTAGCAAACGAGAAATAACAGAAAAACACCCAAATGGGAATTACAAGTACATTGAGACAATAGCTGTAATTTCGTCGATGTGGATAGCTAAGTACCCTAATCATCGCATTGCTCCCGATGGTACATTATGGATTAGGGTAGGTGTAAATAAGAAATTCAGACCAAACGGAGAATTGGAATGGGAAATAAAATACAATGATTGTGGCAATGTGGTTAAATAGATCTAACCCCTATTTGTAATATATAACCAACAAGAGTATGAGCAAACCTATGACAATCGAAACAATTAGCAATTCCATCAGAAGTGGAAACGTAGAACACGGTACAGGATTGGCACTTATCAGGGGTGCTATTCACCGAAATATCAAGGCAGAGTTACAAGAGCTTGTGGATGACATGGAAAGCAAGAAACCGGAATACCATTTAGAAACAGTTAAGAACGCTTTAAAAAAATATGACTCATGAAAGATCCACGACAAGAATTGTTTAACCACCTTCAAAACGAACATCAATTAACGTGTTTGGAAACTGAAATGGATGATATTATTAACATAGTTCAAAGAATATCCCCTCCTGTACCTACCAACGCTATGAGTGTAGATGATGCCTTATATGATTGTACTGGAATGTTGGCAGAAAATCACCCCAGTATTATTGAGGCAATGGAATTATACGCCCGTTCCTCTCCTCAATTAAAAGCTAAGAAATTAACGTGGGAAGAAAAGAATAAAATTAAAGAGGAGTCTGAAAAACAAACTTTTTATCCTGATTGCAGTAGGTCAGAGGCATGGGCAGAAGGATATATAAAGCGGTTTAATGAAGAATAATCCGTATATTACATCGGAGTCCAGACTAATTATCTGGTGCAAAAGGTTCTACATCCTGCTCCGACCTTCTTTAACATGTAGAGCAAAAAATGTATCATGAAGGAAATTAAATTAACACACGGACAGGTAGCCCTAGTAGACGACGAGGACTTTGAGTATCTGAATCAGTGGAAATGGTGTGCTCACGAAACAAAGTATGGGTCTTATGCTAAGCGTACCACTGGCAAGAATCCCACTAAAAGTTTCAGGATGCATCGCGTTATATTGGGCGCAAAGAAAGGTGAACTCGTAGACCATAGAAATCATAAAACTTTAGATAATCGTAGAGAAAACATAAGAATATGTACCAAGAGCCAAAATTGTCAAAACCAGAGAAATAGGAAAAACACAAGTTCACACTATAAGGGTGTCGGGTACAAAAAGAAAGATCGTAAATGGTCGTCAGGAATAAAACTCGATGGAATCTTTACTTCATTAGGCTACTATGATACAGAGCTTGAAGCAGCAATAATTTATAATATAACATGCCGTAGATATTTCGGAGAGTTTGCCCTACCTAATATTTTAACAAAAATAAGTTACTAAGATGGAAGCGAAATACGAACTTAAAAACGGAAATATATTAAAGGACGGACATACAATGTTCCCGGAAGATGTTGTAATGGACTTGAATAGGAAATCATACTTAGAAGGTAAATTATCTCAACCTCTGGTGAAGGATGCAAAGAAGCAAGGGAACTGTTTAAAGTGTGGTAATAAACTTGCTTTATGTACCGGAACGTTTCTAGGAGAGGCTGATGATGAACCCTATCAAAGCGGAGAAAGTATTGAATTGGATATAGATGTCAATGAATCGGCTAATTGCCATTATTGCGAAACTTGCAATGAGATTCAATCAATATGGACAGATTACACTTGGGAAATAAGTATCGCCACCCCAGAGCCGAGAGAACTACCGACATTCCAAGATATTGAAAAAGAGTTTCCTACTAAGGGTATGAATATATTCAATGCTTTCAGAAGGTCTAACACCTATAAGCAAACAGGGGCTCAGTGGGTACGATCACAACATCCTCGTTTAGTAACTGACAAAGAGATAGAGGAAAGATACCCTACTACAAATACAGACCCAAAAAAGGAGCATTTAAAAATCATTAATACTGCTAAACAAGAGGGTGCTAGATGGCTTAATAAATGGATGCGTAACCTATCCCCACAGCAGAGTGAGGGGGGAGAAATAATTAACAAATAAATTTAAAGACAATGGGAAAAGGAAGCGGAGATATTACCTTAAACAGAACAATAAACCTAACCATTTTAATATGTGTGATATTCATAGTATTGGTAGTATTGAAATTAACCATATATACTGATTGGTTATGGTATTATGTTACCGTTCTTATTTGGTGTGGCATACCTGTAAACTGGGGTCTTTTTGGACTTTTTTGGGTTCTGGGATTGGTAACACGTAGTGCTCCCAGAAACGACAAGCCCCACCCCACAGCTAACACCGAGACTAAATAGTATATTTGAATCAGGGGGTAACTAAGTTGTGGATAATTCGTAAATTGTGCTAATGAAAACCCATAATCTAGTTTATAAGATTACCAACAACCGCAACGGTAAATATTACATAGGCATCCATTCTACGAATGATATTAATGATGGCTACATGGGTTCAGGAACGCTTCTGAAAAGGATTCAGCTAAAGGAGGGTATTGGGAATTTTACTAAAATGATATTGTTTGATTACAGGAAGCGTAAAACAGCCTTGAAGAAAGAAAGAGAGTTGGTGGGCAGCGCACAAGTAAGAGATAGTAAGTGTTATAATTTAACAGTGGGCGGAGGAAGCCCTTTAACTTCTACTAAGTCTCAAATAAAACCTAAATTCGCTAGATACAACGAAAGATATCAATACATATTTACTTCCAGGAAAGGGGGACTAGACAATTATCAGAGGCAAATAAACGCACTTCCAAATACTTTTTACAAATTAATATCTCAAACGTTTATAGATAATCATGATAATTTGTGTGAATTACTGACTGATTTTTATAATAATAGGTACAAACACCAAGAAGCCCAGAGCCTTATTGATATGTATGAGGAAAAGAATTTGGCATATAACTTTGTGATAACTACAAAAACATGGGAGCACCAATAGGAAATCAGTTCTGGAAACTTCGTTCTACACATGGAAGGGATAAACTATTTTCATCTCCTGATATTCTATGGGAAGAGTCTTGCAAGTATTTTGAATGGTGTGATGCTAACCCCTTAGCAAAGGTTGAACAGGCAAGAGGGGGCAAAGGAAAGAAGGATTTAAAGGTAACTGATAAGGGAATTAAATCAGAAGATACCGGGCTTATAGAAATGCCGCTCATGAGAGCGTACACCTGGGAAGGATTAGAGTTGTATCTTGACCTAGATAGCCTGAAACGATATAAAACAGAAGATTCACATAAAGATTTTTGGCAAGTCATAACACGCATAGGTAAAATCATCTACACTCAAAAGTTTACCGGAGCAGCTTCAGGGCTATTAAATCCTAATATAATAGCACGTGACTTAGGATTAACTGACAAGCAGGAATTAACGGGAAAGGTGATCACTGTTACGGTAGATGAGTAATGATATTAAGGTTAAGTTTCCGGCCTTTGACAAACTAGTCAATCCGAGATTCGCAGAGATATTCCATAATAAAGATAGATACCTTTTTCTTTGGGGTAGTAGAAACTCCGGCAAATCTGTAAGTGCCTCCAGAAAGAATATTTACCGTTGCCTCAATGAAGAGTACTTTAGATGTATACTGATAAAGAAAACTTACGAATCTATCAGGGCAACAGGTGGGTTTTTAGAGGACTTTCGTATCTGTGTTACAAATTCAGCCTCTATAACGTCTCGAAGTATCGTAAAGTAGTTTACCCCGGCTTCTTGCTTTGTGTCCTCCCTGGCGCTTGTAGCGTCTCCGTAGATGTATACCTTGTCGCACCAATCATTGCGTCTTGCCCAACTTAAAAACTCCTTTCCTACCTTCCGAACTTTGTTATTTGGGTTTTTCAGGCATATCTCATGAATCTGTTTAACTCGTTTACCCTCTACCTGCCATATAGTGAGTGCCGGATAGGGATTTACGTTCTCATCGAAGCTGATATGCAGGGGTAACTTCGCTAGCTCAGTGGGCTTTACATGCTTCGCCCGTACAAATGATTTCCAGAACTTATCTGATACATCCTTGTTTCCCCATTCTCCCAGAGTATAAATAGTATAGTAATAGGGGTTTATTTCTTTCCATTGCTCTAAATCTGCTATCTGAGTACGGGTAATGTATTTGTTGTCCTTGTAAGTAGAATGATGGGATGTATAAGAATTTATTACCTTTTCACCGCTAGGAAGTTCAATAACAATCTCATCCCTGAAGCTTTTCTCTGTGTGGCCCTTAAAGAACATATCCCATAACCAGAATTGCTCAAAATCTATCTCTGTCTCAGGATTAAAAGAGAATATCTCCTGAATATAATCTGCCTTAATTGAGCGAATCGAAGTGGTTACAGTGATAAATTCCTCTAAAGTAATCTGATTGCCTTCTTCATACCATGCGGTAGTCGGATCTTTAATGGATTTT